GACCGAGGCCGTAAGCCTTTGGACCGCGAAGTGGCTGATCCCACTGATGATGAAATCGAAAACTATTCTGAAGGCGTTAAAAAACGCATTAAAGAACTGACTCACGCCCGCCATGATGAGCGTCGTAAGGCAGAGCAATTGGCACGTGAGCGCCAAGAGCTTGAACGCCTGGCTCAGCAGCTGGTCAATGAGAACAAAACGCTCAAGCAGTATGTGAACAACGGCAGCCAGCAGTATGCGACTACGTTGAAGTCTGCTGCGGAGCAAGAGCTTGAAATGGCTCGCCTGAACTTCAAGAAGGCGCAGGAATCTTTTGACACGGATGCCATCATTCGTGCCCAAGAGGCCATGACTGACGCCAAGATGAAGGTTGCTGCAGCAAATAATTTTAGGCCACAGCCTTTACAAGTGGATGAAAATCCTGTACAACTGCGCCAACAAGCACCTCAGCCTGTTCAACCTGACGAAAAATCCCTGCGCTGGCAGGCAAGAAACCAGTGGTTTGGTTCGCGTGGGTTTGAGGAAGTTACCAGCTATGCACTAGGGCTGCACCAAAAGCTAGTCAACAACGGGGTAAACCCGCAATCTGACGAGTATTTCAATACTATTGATGCTCGCGTAAGGAAAACCTTTCCAGAGATGTTTGGAGAGGAAAAGGCCGCCCAAACTCAGACTAGGACCGCGAATGTTGTAGCTCCGGCTGCAAGATCATCGGGTAGTAAGAAGGTTCAATTAACCCAGACGCAAGTAGCGCTGGCGAAGAAATTGGGTTTAACTAACCAGCAGTATGCTGAACAAGTATTGAAATTGGGGTAATTAAAAATGGCTATCAATCGTAATCCTCGTGAGATTGAATCACGCGAACAAACCGCTCGTTATGTTTACAAACCTTCGAGCACTCTGCCAGATCCGAATCCTATTCCGGGTTGGTCCTTCCGCTACATCGCAACTGCGATCATGAGCATTAGTGATCCAACTAACGTGTCCAAAAAGATGCGTGACGGCTGGGAGCCAGTGAAGGCGGAAGACCATCCTGAGTTGATGCTTGGTCCTGATGCCAAAGGCAATGTGGAGATTGGTGGGTTGATGCTTTGCAAGATGCCTACTGAACGACTCAAAGCTATGGAAGAGTATTTTCAGAACCATGCAAAATCGCAGATGGAATCAGTTGACAACAACTTTATGCGTCAGCAGGATCCTCGGATGCCGTTGTTCTCGGAAAAGAGATCATCGACAACACGTGGGTCATCTTTATCTTAATTTTATGGAGTTATAAATGGCTTATCCTATTGTCCCTGCGGCATACGGCTTAAAACCCGTAAGCCTAACCGGCGGTCGGGTTTTTGCGGGTTCCACTCGCTTGATCCCTATCTCTTCTAGCTATGGCTACAACTTGTTTAATGGCGACGTTGTTGCTATTAGCGGTGGTGCTTTGGCCGTTACCGCCCTCGGTGCAGCTTCGTCGGTTTCTTCCGGCGCTGGTGCTATCGGCGTGTTTGTTGGCGCTCAATACGTCAACAGCTCTAGCCAAACCGTGCGTGCTCAGTTCTACCCTGCCAATACTGTTTCTAACAATATCCAGGGTTATGTTGTGGATGATCCACAAGTTGTGTTCCAGTCGGCTGTGCTGACCCAAGGCACTTCTTCTGTGTCTAACACTCCTGGCGCTACTGTTGGCTACGTGAACCCCTCGTTCATCGGCTCCAATATGTACTTGGTTACCCAAGGTTCTAACGGTGGCTCTGCTTCCGGTAACACCACTACTGGTGACTCTGCTATGGGCGTGACCGGCGGTGTTATCACCTCTGGTACTCAAGGTAATACCCGTATTACTACGAGCGCTCCTTTCCGTGTTGTGGCTGTGGTTCCTGAAACTGCTGTTACTGTTACCGCTACCAGCGGCAACGCAACTTCCAGCAGCGCCACTTTGACCATCACTGCTGCCAACACTGCTATCAGCCCCGGTATGCAAGTTATTGCTCCTAGCGTGACCGGAATGGCCCAAGGTAACTATTTGACCGTGACTAACATCAGCGGTACAACTTTGACCTTGTCCACCACCGTGTCGGTGCCTGCTGGCACTGCTTTGTCTTTTGTTGGCTACCCAGAAGTGCAAGTACAGTGGAACTTTGGTTACCACAACTACTTCAACGCTACTGGCGCTTAAGGAGTAATATAAAATGGCTATTTCACGCGCACAACTACTTAAAGAACTGCTCCCCGGCTTGAACGCTTTGTTCGGTTTGGAGTACGCCCGTTACGGCGAAGAGCATAAAGAAATCTACGAAACCGAAACCTCGGAACGTAGTTTTGAAGAAGAAACAAAACTGTCTGGCTTCTCCGCCGCTCCGGTGAAGAATGAAGGCAGCGCAATTTCTTATGACAATGCTCAAGAAGCTTGGACTGCTCGCTATAACCACGAAACCATCGCCTTGGGTTTCTCGATCACTGAAGAAGCGATCGAAGATAACTTGTACGACAGCTTATCTGCTCGTTACACCAAAGGCTTGGCTCGTGCTATGGCTTACACCAAGCAAGTTAAGGCTGCTGCAGTTTTGAACAACGGTTACAACAACGCCTACGTTGGCGGCGATGGCGTGTCCTTGTTCTCTACCGCTCACCCCTTGGTGAACGGCGGTACTAACAGCAACACTTTCACCACTCCTTCTGATTTGAACGAAACTTCTTTGGAAGCTGCCGTTATTCAAATCGCTGCTTGGACTGATGAACGTGGTCTGTTGATCGCTGCTAAACCCCGCAAGTTGGTGGTTCCCCCAGCACTGATGTTCGTTGCTACCCGTCTGCTCGAAACCGAGTTGCGCGTTGGTACTAACAACAACGACATCAACGCCATCAAGAACAATGGTTCGATTCCTGAAGGTTACGCTGTTAACCACTTCTTGACTTCGACCAACACCTGGTTCTTGACCACTGATGTGCCTAACGGCCTGAAGCACTTCGAGCGGATTCCGTTGCAGAACTCAATGGATGGTGATTTTGATACGGGCAACGTCCGTTACAAGAGCCGTGAACGTTACAGCTTTGGCTGGTCTGACCCACTGGGCGTGTTCAGCTCCTACTAAGCACTCGCTGCTTACAGGGAAAGGGGCTTCGGCCCCTTTTTCTATGGGTGGTAATATTTCCACTAAAAATACTTGACATGATTATTTGGAATGGTACAATTTGTTCTGAGGAACTAGATCATGCCATACGCACAAGACTACATAGGAATTTATAAAATTCGCAATAAAGTGACAGACAAGTGCTATGTTGGGCAATCCTTGCGCGTAAAAAAAAGAATACACGAACATTTTCGCTTACTGGAGCTCGGATGTCATGTAAATAGAATTCTTCAAAATTCATACAATAAGTATGGCAAGGATGCTTTTGACTGGTCGCTAGAAGTCGAGTGTGCAGACCCAAAAGACTTAGATGATTTGGAAAATGAGTTTTTGCAGGGAAGGGCTTCTTTTGATGAGCCGTCATATTTCAACATTGCCAATGAAGCAAAAGTCCCAATGCGGGGTAAGCGGCACAGCGAAGAAACTAAGAAAAAAATTGCCAAAAGCAAACTTGGACATAGAGAGCATGTGACTGAAGCGTACGTAAAACAGCAACAAGAAAGCCGAAGAAAAAAATGGCTTTTTGACCCTGCGTACATTGCAAATTTGAAGTTTGTGTTGGATAATTCGGACATGTCCTATGCTGAGAGGGGGCGTGTCATCGGTAGGGAAACCTCTACTGTTCGTAGAATGGCTCTCAAGTATGCTTATTTAAAAGGAGTTTTATAATGGCACGTTCAGTTTTTGAAGGCCCAATCCTCTCGGGCGACAACCGTTTTGGCGCTTTGCGCGACGTTGGTTATGCAGTCTTGGAACAAGATTGCTATATTGACCTTTCTAACAGCACTTTGGGCACTGCCGGTTACTCTGGTGGTTCTGGCCAATTCGTTTGGGGCAACAACATCCCCAACTTGAACGGTACTGTTTACACTCCTTCCAGCACCTATAGCCCCAATGGTCCTACAGTTGCCACCCCCACCGCTGACGTAACTGGTTCTGGCGCTGGCCAAATCTACCGTGGCGCTGTGATGTATTTGCCTGCTAACAGCCAAATCTTGGACATCATTGTTGACTACCCCTTGGCACTCACTGGTGAGTCTGGCGCTACTTTGAGCAACACTTCTGTGTTTGTTTCAAACGCCTTGACCGCAGCTGGTGGCACTCCTACTTACGCTACTGCTGTGATCTCTTCTAGCACTGGCGTTGGCACTGCTGGCCGTTTGACCACCACCTACACTGGCACTAACTTGTTGAACATGTTGGCTACCACTTCTGACATTCAGAACCCCACCTTGGGCGCTAACCCCTCGTTCTTGTCGCAGATCGTGTTTACCTTGAGCATCACTGGTTCTGCTAACGTGGCTGCTCCTACTGGCGGTAAGTTGAACTTTATTGTTCGTTACGCTCAAGCCGACAACAACATCGGTACTCTGACTCAATACCCATACGGTAACCTTGACTAATTGATCCGGGGGCTTCGGCCCCCTCTTTGTAACTAAGGAGATCAATATGGCAGTTCAAAGCCCGAACGGTATTCCCGGCACAAACAATGCCGTTAATTCAATTAGCCGACAGTCAAAGTACGAACCCTTTGACCTGCAGGTTGCACGTGGTCAAATCACAGGCCATACAACGGTCAGTCTTTTTGGCTATCAAGGTTCTGTTACGACAGCGTTTATTCCAATTTGGGAAAACGCAAGCACTTACACGTATCCAACAACTGCTACAACATTAACGGTGGTAAGTAGCTCTGCATCCGATGCTGCTCCAGCTTCCGTGCTTATTAGCGGCTTGGATATCAACTTTAACCCTGTATCAGAAGTTTTAACTTTGAATGGTACAAGTGGCGTTACCACAACCAAAAGCTACTTCCGTGTGAACAGCCTGCAAATGGTTGGCGTAGCATCTGGCCAAGTGTCGAACGTTGGAACAGTTACCGCAAAGCAAAGCTCCAATACTTTGGCGCAAATCAATGCTACTGTTGGTAAGTCTCAGTCAACTATTTATACAGTCCCGGCGAACAATACGTTCTACTTGGACTGGGTTGAGGCCAATACATCAAACAGCTACACCAGCGGTAACTACCTTACATACCAAGTGCAAGCGATTAACAACAGCACCGGCGTTCAATCCTTGGTGTTGCAACAACCGTTTACTTCAATTTACACCGCCAGCCGAGTAGCAGACCCATTTGCTTACGCAGAAAAAACTGACATTCAATGGCAGTTGAAGACAAGTGCAAGCACTTATGCTGTGGGCGTTATTGTTACCGGCAAGTTAATTGCTAACTCCGTGAGCTAATCATGCCTAAAACAGCAGCATGGCAACGAGCGGAAGGCAAGAACCCCAACGGCGGCTTGAACGCCAAGGGGCGAGCCAGCGCCAAAAAGCAAGGGATGAATCTGAAGCCCCCGCAACCCGAGGGCGGAAAAAGGCGCGACAGCTTCTGTGCCCGAATGGAAGGTATGAAGAAGAAAATGACTTCCGAGAAGACGGCGAAAGACCCAAACTCCCGGATTAACAAAAGCTTGCGGGCTTGGAAGTGCTGAGATGGACGGAAACATGATCTGGTCGGGCGGAC